CCACCAATGCCTTGCGAGCATCAAGAATTAATTCTAAATACTAAAAAGAACTGGGAGTGTGAAGCTTGTGAAGCCATTGCTGTGCAAAGCCGCCCAACAGCTTAGGGAGCAGTTCGATGATTGTTACCCTGACAGAGACCGCACCTCCGATGGCTGGATTGGCGACACACGTCATTCAGCGCGTCCTTCTGATCACAATCCTGATGAACAGGGTGTCGTCAGAGCGATTGATATTGACAGGGATTTATCTGGAAAAGCCAAGCCAGACCTCATGCCTGACCTTGCAGATCAGCTTCGACTCTGCGCTAAACGTGGCGATAAGAGAATCTCTTACATCATCTTCAACGGAAAAATATCGTCGTCTAAAAAGGGTTGGGCTTGGCGACCTTATAGCGGAATCAATCCTCACACTAAGCATTGCCACGTTTCGTTTACTAAGGCGGGCGACGCAGACAGTTCGTTCTTTAATATCCCAATGCTAGGAGGCAAATAATGGAAGCAATCATCATCGGTGGACTAGGACTAATGGCTATCCCTGCTATTCGTGCTGCTATTAAGGCTTACCGCGCAAAGAAAGCAATTGCAGACGTAGTAGTCGATGCGGTAGAAGCGGCAGTAGACGCGGTAGATAAGAAGTAATGAACGCGGTAGATATTGCGGCTATTGCCGTTGGGATAGTTACAACCCTTGGTGGCGTAGCTGCTTATCTACAGTTCTTGGTTAAGCACTACTTGGCTGAACTAAAGCCTAATGGTGGCGGTTCAATGAATGACCGCTTAACGCGTGTCGAAGCAATGCTTGAGGTACTAGTTAAGGGAAAATAAAGTTATGGCAAGGAAGCGACCAGTCATAGACTTAGACACTTACTCAGCTCTTGACGCTTATGCAATAGCGTTAAACGAGTATTACAAGAGTCTGCGCAAAGCAGGGTTCACAGAGACCCATGCCTTCTGGATACTTTCAGATCGTGATTCCTTTCCTGATTGGATTATCCCTAACCTTCCCAATCGCATCGATAACCTACCCTACGAGGACGACGACGAGGACTAGATGAAGAAGATCGTAATCCTGAGCGACCTGCAAGTACCTTTCGAGGACGTGCATGTAACTCGGAACATAGCACGATTTCTCAAGACCTTTAAGCCAGACCAGACAGTCACCATTGGTGACGAGATTGACTTCCAGACTATTAGCAAGTGGTCAGAAGGTACGCCTCAAGCCTATGAGCAGAGCCTAGGCGATGACCGAGACCGCTGCGTGGATCTCCTATGGGAGTTAGGCGTTACCGATTGCATCAGGTCTAACCACACAGACCGCCTCTATAACGTAATCATGAAGAAGATACCCTCTTTTCTATCTTTGCCAGAGTTGCGCTTTGAGAAGTTTATGAAGTTCGACGAGCTTGGCATTACCTTCCACAAGAAGCCTATGCAATTGGCTCAGGGTTGGTACGCCGTCCATGGTGATCACACTCCTATCAAGCCAATGGGCGGAGCTTCGGCAATGGAAGCTGCACGCCGTATGGGGGTCAATATCGTGTCGGGGCATACGCACAGGGCTGGCAGACAATCGTTCTCAGAAGCCATAGGAGGCCGTATGGGACGTGTTCTCCATGGGGTTGAGGTTGGCAACCTAATGGACTTTAAACAGGCTGGATACACCAAGGGAACGGCTAATTGGCAGCAATGCTTTGCCATCATGTACGTCCATAATAAAAACGTCCAAGTGGACTTAATCTATATTGAGAAGAATGGCACGTTCGTAGTCAATGGCAAGGTCTATGGAAGGGTTCGCTAGACCAGACTTTGGAGACGAGTCAGTCGATGAAATCGTTATCGTTTCGTTATCTAAATTGGGTGGTTGTTTAGCTCGTATGGTTTAAAGTTCTTCTTGTAGGCAAGTTGCTTACGGGAAAGGGCTAAATGAATTCAGATCACATCATTATGGCAGCACTCGCCTTAGGCGGTGTTGTTGGTTTCCTTTGGGGTTACTCTCAAGGACATGAACATGGCAAGATTGCAGGACGTATTGCTCTACGTCGCGAACAGCGCACACTCGAGCAGGTGGGTCGATGAATGCTAGCGACTACCTCAACGAAGCGCGAGCTACTATCCAAGACCGAGGACTTGATTACGGTCACCCTTCAGACAATATGCAACGAACAGCACGACTCTGGAGCGCATTCCTCGAGATGCCAATTACGGACTATCAGGTGGCAATGTGTTTGGCATTGGTCAAAGTCGCAAGAAGCATGGAGACTGCAAAGCCAGACAATTACATCGACGGAGCAGCGTATTTTGCAATAGCAGGACAACTACACACCGAGGAGAATGATCTATATGTTTAATCTAGAGGAGTACACAACAGTTGCGGAACGAATTAAATCTTTTAGACAAATGTTTCCTATGGGACGCATACTCACCTTCCTTATTCATGAGGACGCTAATCGAGTCGTATTCAAAGCCGAACTGTATCGAGACGACGAAGATGAGTATCCATTCTCGACGGGGTATGCCAGAGAAATCACAGCGGAGCGAGGAGTCAATCGCGATTTTGCGCTTGAAAACTGCGAAACGTCCGCTATCGGAATTGCCGCCAAAAATGCGGACATTGGGACTGAGAAAAAGTCAATCAGTCGTGAGGAAGCTGCTAAAGTGAATCGAGTTATGGAGAAGGACAAGGTAATTCAGGACACTAAAGCAAAGATGGCAGACACTTCTAAGGAGTACGTCCCAGTAGCAAAGGCAGATGATCCATGGACACAATGGGAAGCAGCACCAGTTCAGACTATGGAACAAGCAGTCGAGACAGTCAAGGCTGTCCTTGGTGGCACAGCTCCAGACGAGAGCTGCAAGCATGGTGCGCGTGTATGGAAAACAGGAACTTCTAAAGCAGGTAAGCCTTATGGAATGTGGCGTTGCCCAGCATCAAGCTCGAGGGATATGCCAGGCGGAGAAGTGCCATGTGATCCGATTTGGTACAGCATCGCAGCTGATGGTTCATGGAAGCCGAGGGATAACTAATGGGACACGTTACATTCTTGAATCAAGATGGTGAGTGGGAGCAATTCCCTAACGAAGAACAACAAGCCAATCTTCGAGAGAACGCAAAACTGCTGGAAGAACTGGGCTATGTCCTAATCTGCCAGTTATGCAATAAGTTCCCTAACAGAACACAGATTCGTAGTCGATACTTGAAAAACGAGTGGACATGCGAAGAATGTGGCACAGTCAATTCAGCAGGCAAGGCATGAAGCACACATACAACTTCTCAGAGGGTTGGTGCTACACGAATTGCACGTTGTGTGACAATGACGTGTTGTGCAATGAATATGTCCGTGAGGACGGGCTAGTCGTCTGGTTGTGTAAGAAGTGTGAAGATAAAAATCACCTATGACACGACACAGAAAAGACCGAGGCTTGCGTACTGAGCGAGTGGTTGTCTCCTATCTACAAACTTGGTGGAGAAGCGCAAGCGTTGGAAGGGGTGCGGGCAAGGACGTGCATAATGTCCCGTTCGACATTGAAGTAAAGGCTCGTACTGAGTTCTCACCCCTAGCATGGATCAAGCAAGTTGAGAAGAGGTCGCAAGGCAAAGAGCTGAGCGCCGTGGTGGTCAGAATGAACGGACAAGGAGAGGACTGCACCCAGTACCTCGCGTTCATGAGATTTCAAGACTTGGTTGGTCTATTGCTTAAGGCAGGATACGCTGATATTCAGACCGATTCTGATAAACTTGAGCCTGAGAGATGCGCACAATGCGGATCGTGGAAGTTGGTCAATGTGCCATGCAGGACGTGTAAGTAATGCCTATCTATGAGTTCGAGTGCAACAACGAACAATGCCAATCAAACAGCAGATATGACCAGGAGTTCTCAATAGCAGAACCTCATGATCTCGATTGCCCATTTTGTGGGGAGTCCATGCGAAAGGTGTATTCAAGTGTCCCAGCAGTTCACTTTAAAGGTTCAGGATTCTATTCAACAGATAAATAGCATCACTTGCTGGTGCTGTATGAAGGTAGTCGGTTCACACCAAGGTAACAAGCTGTATAAATTGGCTGAGTGTTGCCGAGATAATAGTTATGCACAATTGGAAGATAGTTATCCACAGCCTGTGCAGGAGGAACTATGGTAAAGAGAAACGCCGTTCTGACCAGCACTTATACAAATGAGATTGACACGTCTGGTACTCTAACGGCTAGAGCCTTCAAGGGCTCAGAGCGAGCCGCTACGCGGATAGCTCGCTCGGTAGCCATCGTTATTGGGATAGCTATGTCTATGCAGTCTACTGCAGTAGGAACAGGCTCAATAGATGCTTATCATGATTTACATTCATTAGCTGATTATCAATTAACAGATAAGCAATATGCTTGTCATTCAGAGATAGTTCATCGAGAGAGTAGTAACCGAATAGATGCTGTTAATGGATCGCATTATGGGTACTACCAGATACGCAATAGGTTGCTCATAGATAGTCCTTATGACTACCAGTTCTACTTCTATTGGAAGTATGTGCAGCATAGATATGGAACTACACAGTATGATGAGCCTAACTATTGTAAGGCACTACATCATCTAAGAACGAGGGGGTGGCAGTAATGCCACGCAAGAATAGATTTACACTTCAAGAGCAACAGTTCATAAGAGACAACGCCCAGATGGGCGGTAGTTGGCTCGCTGACGCTCTACAGATAGACAGGGCTTATATCTACCAATATGCAACAGATGAAGGCTTTAGCGTAAAGAAGGGTGGGAAGAACCACCCGTCAGACAGGCGCATAAAGCGCATGACTACAGGCTTATGTTCTTGGCCTAAAGACTACAGACGCTATAAGAAAGAGCTTGTATTAAGAGATGGGCTTAGATGCCACTACTGTGACTATATGATGACATTCGAAGAAGCACAGATAGATCACATATTAGCTAAGGCTAGGGGCGGCACAGACGCACCACATAACCTAGTCCTTGCTTGTGCTAGATGTAACAACCTCAAGAGTACGCTCTGCTACACATGTCCCGAGTTTCGTGAAGCCATCGCATAGAGAGCTAGGCACACAACGTTGGAAAGACCAACGACTGCGTGTGCTGAAGCGAGATGACTACACATGTCAATACTGTGGACAAGAGGCAACTCAGGTGGATCACATAATCCCACGCGCTAAGGGCGGTGGTCACGAATTAGAGAACCTATTGGCTTGCTGCGCCAAGTGCAACGGACTTAAAGGGTCACGCTCACAAGCGTCTTTTTTAGGGGTACTTTCTACCCCCCCTGTTTTTTCAGGGAATCCCTCTCCGATGCAGTCCACGCTCCACCAGGACAGTCCGTTCACAGCCAAACCAGTCCAGAACTAACCCGATGGCAGCCAAACGATCCAAAGCCCTACGAGGGGCAACTAAACCAAGACTCCAGTCGATACCTCTCAAGGGCGAAACTAAGCTTCAAGATGTAAAAGACCTTGCTGAGATAATCGGCATGCCTCTACTACCCTGGCAGGAGTACGTTCTGAAAGACATGCTCACAGTCGATAAGGCTGGAGCGTGGGTGCGTAAGACAAACCTGCTACTTATCGCCAGACAGAACGGAAAGACTCACCTAGCCCGCATGCTTATCCTTGCCCACCTCTTAAAGTGGGATAGCAAGAACGTCCTTATCATGTCCTCAAACCGCTCTATGGCTCTGGACACCTTTCGCCAAGTCGCTCAAGTATTGGAGAACAATGACCACCTCAAGGGATTCGTTAAACAAATCCGCTACGCAAATGGAACTGAATCTATTGAAATGCTGGACGGGCGAAGGTTGGACGTTGTTGCAGCTACTAGAGACGGCTCTCGCGGAAGAACTGCGGACTTCCTATTCATCGACGAACTCCGAGAGATCAACGAAGAAGGCTACCGAGCAGCAATTCCAACG